CGCTGCCGACACTGACGACCCGTCAGTTTGGGCCGCTGAAATTGCTGAAGCTGCAGCAACAATTCTCACTTCGTCAAATGGCAACTTGCCGACTCACTTGTTCGTGGCTCCTGGTATTTGGCAAGATTTGATCGCTTTGTCGGATTCGAGCAAGCGTCCGTTATTCCCACAGATCGGACCGATGAACGCATTTGGTAATCTTGCACCCGGTCAGGTAAACGGTAACGCGTTTGGTCTGCAAGTTGTTGTTGACCGCAACTTTGCAAGCGCAACTTGTATTGTCGGCGACGCATCTGGCTTCGAATTGTTTGAACAGCAGAAGGGCGCTATCTCGTTGGACAACCCGTCTACGTTGTCACGCACTATTGCGTTCCGTGGCTACTTTGCCGCCTTGATGATTGACTCAAGCAAGTTCGTCAAGTTCACGTTCGCCTGATCAACCGAAACTAAGAGAAAGTCTGCACCATGGCCACATTTAGCGTGACGCACCACCAGCGTCTAGACGATGTTGCTGTGGTGCAGACCCTCGAAACAACCGACATCACAGTTGGTCAGACAATCACACTGACAGGACTCGGTCACGGCCTGAACGGCACGCACATTGTGATCGCTGTACCGGTCAACTTGTTTGCTGGCGTTAACGAAGCAGGCGACCTGCTTTACAACGAAAACGAAATCATTGTTAACCAGTTGATGTTTCAAGATGTTGGCGACGATCTAGAACGGTCCGCTGCCGATCCGTTTGGAACTTTGACATGGACTTTGACTTGTACATGGTTGTCATCAGTTGCCCCGGTGCAAGAATTTCTTGGGATCTCGTCGGCCACGGCAAATGACACCGCGTTTCTCACTACTTGTGTCGCAGCTGCAAACGCTTGGTGTTTCAGGCGTCGCGTGCAGGCTGGTTACCACGACAGTCTCACGACCGTCCCTGACAGTTCAGTGCTGTTAGGAACCACGCTTTACGCCGCAGGGCTCTACCGTGAACGCGGCACAACTGGAGACAGTTACGCGTCGTTTGGTGACATGACAGGACCACCGCTCATGACCTTAGGTCGAGTGAACCAGTTGCTCGGCATTAAACGATCGCAGTGTGCATGAAATGGCAGGCATTTTCACGGACGCGATTGACGCTGTCTCAGCAACGATCACGGCTCTCGGGCTTAAGCCTGTCACTGATCCTCGGAACGCTCGACCGCTTACTGTATTTATTGAGCTTCCTGTTTTCACTGCGTTCAATAACCAAACGGCGGACATCACGATTGATCTCCGAGTGTTGGGCGCGCCACCCGGCAACAGCGACACTACGGACTACATACTTGGAGTCGTTGACACGCTCATGAACTCTTCTCTAGCAGTTGTATCTGGACGGCCTACGCTTGCTCAGATTGGATCGCAAGATCTACCTGCTTATGACCTCACAATTAGAATCGGCTCAAGCCGCAGATAAAAGGACAAACAATGCCCACAACTTACCTATCAAACCCCACTGTCAATGTCACCAGCCCGTCAGCAATCGCGCTCACCAGCAACTGTTCTGCAGCGGTATTGACCCTTACGGCAGAGGCGCTTGAAAACACGAGCTTCGGCCAGACCTCCCGCACCTACACGGCTGGATTGTTCAGCAATGAATTGACCTTGACCTTGTTTCAGGGTTACGGAACTACCGAAGTGGAAACCTACTTGAACAGTTTGTTCGGTGTCGCCTCCACTATCGTTGTCAGCCCGTCTGGAACAACTGAGTCCGCTTCGAATCCTGAGTACACGCTCACTGGTTGCTACCTTGAGACCGTGACACCGATTAACGCGACTGTCGGCGAACTGTCAGTCGTTGAGGCCGTGTTCAAGGGTGGCACTTACGCACGCGACATCACGACACCGTAATTCGTAAACTGATCCAATCCCGACTAGGAGAACCATGAAATTAACACTTAGCGTCCGACTCACCGATGGTGAGACTTACCAAGTAATCACGAACCTGTTTGTGATCATTTCGTGGGAGCGTAAATTTAAACGACGAGCATCAGATCTGAGCAATGGGATCGGGATGGAAGACCTAGCGTTCATGGCTTACGAAGCCAGCAAACAACAAGGTCACCCGGTCCCAGTCTCATTTGATGAGTTCGTCAAAAAGTTAGAAGATCTAGAAGTTGTGGAGACTGAATCCGCAGTCCCTACGCAGGAGGCCACCGACGTCAGCTAGCAGCTCTGCTAGTTGAAACAGGATTCTGGCCTCCACAAATAACATTTGAGACAGACGATCTAGCAACTTGTGTGCAGATCATCAACGAGCAAAGAAAGAAAACCTAATGGCTGCAGATGTGAGACTTGATACTTACGGTCTGCAAGACGCATTAAAGAAGATGCAGAAAATCAACCCTGCTATTCGTCGCACTCTGCTCAAAGATACGAAGGTCGCCGCTCAACCTTTGGTGGATCTGATCAACAGTCGAATCCCAACGACACCACCGTTGAGCGGTATGAATCACAACGGTCGCACCGGGTGGGGCAATGTCAAAAAGGTGCAGATCTCGTTAAATACTCGCAAGCCTCGCAAAGGTTCCGTCACTGCTGGCGCTGAACAGATTGCAGTGGTTCGTGTGGTCACTAAGGGCGCTCCTGTGGCAATTACAGACATGGCTGGCCGTGCAGGTGGCACTAAGTCGCGCCGAGAGTCAAAGTATCGCCGACCTAATTTTGCGTCAGCTCTTCAGGGTGAACCGTCGCGCTATATGTGGAAAGACATAGATCAGATGGTCGCCGAAACTGAACGGGCTTTGAAGCCGATCATTGACCAGTTCATGGTTGATGCACAAAGAGAGTTCAACTGATGGCTATCAACCTCCCAATCATTTCTGAGTGGAATCCCAAGGGCATAGATAAAGCGATTGCCGACTTTAAGAAACTTGAGACCAACGGCCAAAAAGCAGCGTTTGCAATTAAGAAAGCAGCGGTCCCTGCCGGGCTCGCGATCGCAGCTCTTGGCGCTGTCGCTTTTGATGCTGTCAAAGCGTTTGCCGAAGATGAAGCCGCAGCTGAGAAACTTGGTTTAACACTTCAGAACGTCACTTACGCAACCGATGCCCAGATCGCATCTGTCGAGCAGTTCATCACCAAGACTTCTATGGCGGCCGCTGTCGCCGACGATGAACTTCGCCCGGCACTTGACAAACTGGTGCGAGGCACTGGCGATGTTGCTCAAGCCCAAGATTTGCTCACTCTTGCACTCGACATATCCGCAGGCACTGGGAAAGATCTAGGCGCAGTCTCTGACGCGCTCAGTAAGGCTTACAATGGCAACTTCACAGCCCTCAAAAAATTAGATCCAGCACTCGCCTCACTCATTGAAGAAGGCGCTGACGCTGACGAAGTGTTTGGTCGTCTGGGTGCAACATTCAAGAATCAAGCCTCAACTGCTGCAAACACGACCGCTGGTCAAATGAAGAACTTGTCTATTCAGATGGGCGAGTTCAAGGAGTCCATCGGCGCAGCTGTCGCACCGCTGATTCAGAAAATGCTTCCAGCACTTTTGAAGTTTTCAACATTTGCTCAGGAGAACACAAAACTTATTGTCATTCTTGGAGCCGTCATTGGCACGTTTGCTTTAGCAATCATTGGTCTTAACGCAGGCCTTGCGATTTACAACACGATCCAAGCCTTGACACTTGCACTGAACACTGCACTCACAGCATCGTTCTCGGCTCTTTGGATCGCTACTGGAGTCGTGGTCATCATCGCAATTATTGCGGCACTGGTTGCGCTACAAGTCAAGTTTGACATCTTCGGCAAAACCGTCAACGCAGTCAAAACGGTATTCACTCAGCTCTGGGATGTCGCTCGCTTTGTCTTCGGTGCAATCAAGCAAGGGTTCAGCGAACTCAAAGACCTAGGTGCTTCAATCTTTGATGGCATTGGCGGAGCGTTCAAGGGAGTGATCAACGCAGTCATTTCAAACCTTGAGCGAGGCTTGAACGCTGCCATCAAAGGCTTGAACATTATCCTTGACGGCATTGACAAAGCAGCTGGGCCGTGGATCAACTTTGGAAGCATCCCAGAAGTTAAGTTGCCTCGATTAGCTGAGGGGGGCATTACGACGGGTCCAACAATCGCGATGATTGGCGAAAAAGGACCGGAAGCCGTTATACCGCTTGACCGACTTGGCAAAATGGGCATGGGCGGAGCGAACATCACTGTCAATGTGTCCAGTGCCGACCCGAACGCTGTTGTTGCAGCTCTTCAGCAGTACATCCGAGACCGTGGCGCGTTACCGATTACGGTAAACCCGACTGCGTTCCGAGGCTGACATGGCAGGCCCGATCACCTATACGACCGCGTTGTCGGTCAAATTGGCAACAGGTTCGACGGTAGATCTGAGCTCCTATCTGCTTTCGTACACGACAGATCTAGATGCTGGTATCTACACGATGGGAACAGCGACCGCATCGTTTACCGTCAAGAACTTCCTGAACGAGTTCACGCCAAGTGGCGGAGGCACATTCTCCACGACTAACTGGTTCGGAGCGAAGTTCCTTCTCGGCTTTACCTATGACGACGGAACCGCCTCCACCTACTACCTCTTTGAGGGCATCTGTACCGACTTCACTATTGACTCTGGGTACAAAGACTCAAAAGCATCTTTCACATGTGTTGATGCGTTCACTTTCTCATCCCCAACACGCACCGACATCGTCGGCATCACATCACTTGAAACAATGCCCACCAAAATCGCTCAAGTCCTAACTAACGTGCAATTTCCAACATTAGGCGGAACAGCAACAGGAATTTTTGAGTCCATAGGCGACAACGACGGAACAATTGAAACAGTCTCAGGGACACCGACCGCCGGCGGAGTGTCAGACCTGATCAGCACTCGACACTTGCCATCGTCCGCAGCGATCTCGTGGCCCGTCTACTCAACACTTATTGGCTCTGCCACGACTTACCAGTCGATCGTTCTCTACTACACGCCACTACGAAGCAAGTTTGATCGTAACGGTCCCTATTATGTGTACGGTTCGGACATCACACCAAACTCAAGCTCAATCCCATTCCAGACTCTTAGTGCGTCATACAACAGAGCCGACTTCGCTACTGGAGCACAAACAACAGCCACAAGCGGTGGAGTCACCTTTGTCGCTAACGATGCAAGCACGACGACCTACGGCACAAAGGTCATTGCATGGCCTCAAGTCTTTTTGATTACCTCAGGGCAGACTTACTTGACTAGCGCACTTGGCAGCCGATACAACACACTTGAATATGTGCCGACAGGGCTCACGATCAAACTGTCACAAATAAAGCCGATACTTACATTTGATCCCAAAGAGGCTTTCTTCAAGATGATCGACATGTTGACTGGTATCTGGGAACGTGTAGAGCTCAAGTACAAGCCCGTCGGAACAACAACGACAGTGACGACTCAGAATGTGATCACGGGCCGAACGATCTCGGGGACACCCGAGGACATGATCGTCACATTTAGGACGAAGCCTTGGTATAACTGGAGTGCGTTCATACTTGACGACTCAGTCAACGGAATACTAGACACCAGTCGTCTCGGCTGGTAAAGGAGAAAACATTATGGCTACACCACCTACATTCAGTTCGGGCGCAGTCCTGACAGCAGCACAGATGAACAGCGTCGGCTTGTGGCTAATCAAGACACAAACCATTGGTACTGGCGTTACTACTGAAACCGTCACAGGTGCTTTCTCAACCGACTTTGATAACTACAAAATTGTCGTGTCAAAAGTTGCCGTCTCTGCCACAGGAAGTTCAGCATTTTTAAAGTTTGGTGGTTCAACTGGATCCACATATTTTGCAAACGGTTGGTACATGACACCTTCTTCTGGAACGCTGAACCCATTAAACTTTAACGCCGTAAACACTGGCATTTGGATTGGCATTTCGGGTGGAACGACATCGTGGTTTTTTGATGTGTGCAGCCCATTTTTAGCGTCAGCGACTAATGTCGTCGGTATGTCTGCTGGTTCAGGCGCAAATTACTACAACAATTTTGTGGGATCAGACAGTAACGCAGCATCAAGCACAGCGTTCAGTTTGACTCAAGCAACAAGCAACTGGACAGGTGGCACTATTGCCGTCTACGGATACCGAAAGTAAAACCATGACCAAACCACTTATCCAAATAGATGATCTTGTTCGTGAAATGACTGACGAGGAATACGCTGATTATTTAGCAATTTACGGTGACCAGATTCCAGTGACCAAGCCATGAAAACTCTCGCCGTGATCGCCGCTCTTGCAGTCGTCCTCATGTTCGTCGTGACTGGATGCAACGACAGAACCCGTGACACCTGCGAAACCAAACCAACAGCCACAAGGTGCGACCAATGAAAAGACTCACTAACTCCGAGATCAAGGCCCGACTCATCCTCATCGTTGGCATCACACTCTCGCTCACTTTTGTCCTGAGCACCGCCTCACTGATCTACGGACTTTTATTCGTCGTACAGCCGATCGACAAAGTTTCGCCCAATGACGAATCGGCATGGTCGTTACTTTCACCGATGATGCTGTTTCTAACAGGTGCCCTATCTGGCATCCTTGCTAGCAACGGCTTAAAGGACAAGGGAGAAAAACAAGATGACTGACTACCCGGTACTACCCTTAATCATGCCGACTGACCTAGAAGGTCAAAAGAACGGCGAAATCAAACCAGCCTTGCTTCGAGACATTAAAGCACCGAACGGCAAACTGCACAGCCTTGCGGCCACCGCATGGAACGCGTTACAGCTCGCCGCATACTTTGACGGAATAGAACTAAAGCACGTCGGCGCATACCGCCCACTAACCCAACAGACAGCCCTGTTTAATGAACGGTACGAAGCCAAACCCAACTTTCGTAAACCCCAAGTGACCCGCAAATACAACGGTCAAGTGTGGTTCCTGAAACAAGGTTTCGCCCCAGCAGGAACACCCGGTACGAGTAATCACGGCTGGGGGCTCGCGATAGATGTCGCGTCAGCTTCAGGCAAACGACTCGAATGGTTACTGGGCGACGGATTCTCCACCAGCAACGCGCTCAAATTTGGGTTCTCATGGGAAGTCAAAAACGGCGCTAACGCTGAAGCATGGCATATCCGCTACGTCTGCGGAGACAACCTGCCACAAGCCGTTCTAGATGCCATTAAAGCGTTTCCTACACTCGACGCGCGGTGACTTGACATTTGGTCTGGAAGTCGGTCTAATGACTGGCAACCAAGTGCGTCCCGTGATAGCGGGACCCCGACCGCAGGAGGAAGCAATGCAACCATCCCTTTTTGACGTTCTCGCTGTTCCAGCCGAGATGCTCAAATACGAAGCCTTCAAAGAG